TGCTTGGTTAATACATTCCCTGTACCACCAGTAACTATAAGATTGCCAACAACTTCTACATTACCATTACTAGTTAAACCAGTAACAGTATTAATAGTAGCATTAAATGTGTTCCCACTATTATCAAATATAGTAAATGTATTAGAATTGTCATATGTGAAACCTGTTACATAAGTGTCAGGTAGTGAAGATACATCCCTATATACAACCGAACCACCATTACTCCTAGCTAATATTTGTGTTAAAGAATCATCATTTGTAATACTAGATAAAGTTAAAGTATCACCAGTTATATTGTTATTAACAAATAAAGAACCATATATATTTTGTATTAAACTCATTCTATGTCTAATTCTGTTAATTCTGTTATTATACCACTTATATTGGTAGCAATTACTGGTGTGTTACTGATTAAATTACCCGCAACTAATGGTGAATTACCACTAATATTAATGGTATTACTTCCATTGGTAACTAAATTACTATTGTTAATCTGTAATAGTCCTGTATTTGTACTATTAGTAAATATATCGGAGGTACCATTATTTTTAATATTTGAATTTAAAATATATGTATTTAAATATTGTCCATCACATAGGTCTGTTGTAGAGTTGTTTAATAAAATAGTTGAGTTTCTAATTGATGTGGTTCCTGTTGATGTAGTAACATCATTACCAAGTAAAGTACTACCTGTAACACTAGGATTAAAATTACAATTAGAGAGTAACACACTACCGTTTCTATTATTAATTATTCTATTAGAGAAGGAACCATTTACAGTTGTTTCTAAATTTAAAACACCACCCCACATATCAAACATTTTTTGGGTAGTAGGGGTAACTCCATCATAAGTTATTTTAGAATTAAAAAATATAGTATTATTCTCTGACCTTGATAAAACAATTCTTCTACCACCACCAGAAGTTAAATTTGTAAAAATATTACCATTAGAAATAGTAGTATTATCTAATGTTGAGTTTATGTCGAAAGCGGATGCCGTAGAATTAGTCACATTAAATATGTTAGCGTTAAATGTAGTCGTACCATTGGTTGTGCCCTGACATAGATAAAATCCACCATTCATTGAAGAATTTCCGATATTATAAAAACTATTCCCTTTAAAATTAATATTTCTAACCACATAACTATCAGTGTTTGTAGTATCGATATCAACTCTAAATTTAAAATCGGAAGGATTATTAAAAGTAGTAAAACTCCTATTATAAAAACCATAGAGCCAAGAGTTAAGTGTCTTAATTTTTATTGTACCCTCAAATCTACCATCACCTATTAAAACTATAGCCCCACCAGTACCAGACTGTCCCTCAACATAATTAACTGTTATGGTATCTGCGACTATATTTAAGTAAGTTATTGAAGTTGCTGAAGTAGAAACACCTATTTGTATTACCTGATTAGCGTTTGATATTGCAGTATTAAACTCTAAATTACATGAGTAACCTTCATTGTAAATTACACCCTCATTACCACCATCAAATAATAATGAATAACCACCATTATTGTTACAACAGAAAGTACTTGTTTCAAAATCTAATTTACCGTACACATTACAAGTTTCGTATTGTGTTAAGGGTGGTCTAAATAAATACATCCTATCACCACCACCAGACCCCAAAACACCACCTTGATTTAAAAATATGACTTTTGATTTTGGTGAAAAATAATAATCTACACCATCTTTCCATAAATTAACTAAAGTCTCTATATTACCATTAAATGGTTTACCTGCAGAATCTCTATTGTCATATGTCCAAGTTCCTGGAAACACATAAACTGTATCTCCCGATGTTGCAGCACTTTTGGCACCATATATATTTCTGAATGGTTTATTTATATCTCCTCTAGCACCCGTAGAATCATCACCAGTTTCAGAAACAAATAATATTTTACCTAAGTCGGTTATGGGTAGTGAACTTAAATCGGTAGTCAATTCAACACCGTCATTTCTATATAGTATTAAAGTACTACCACTTAAAGTAGTTCCAGTGACAAAAGTGTCTTGTGATGTCGCACCTGTTATAATGGATTCAACGGACCTATATTTAACTTCACCCGTACCACTATCTCTACCTAGTATTTGGGTTAAAGTATCGTCTTGTGTTATAGTACTTAGTGTTAATTTATTTAATAATATTAACTCATCATGTACTGTTATTGGTGAACATCCGTAAATATTAGATGTATGTATCCCTGTACAAGCAGATATAACACCATCAAAGAAAACATCTCCATTATTATAAAACGTATTACCATTAAAATCTACACTATCAGTACAACCAGATATTGTACTTAAAAAGGTTGTACCTGAACACACAAAAAAGTTACCCGTTGCTCCTGTTACAGAACCACTATCAGTAGGTTCAACAACAAAATACTTTACTATATCTGGACCACAATTTTTATTACTCATTTTATATTATAATTAATCCTCTTAGTGTTATTTCAGATATCTTATTAGAGTCTGTTTTTACTATATTAATAATTATCTGGTCAGTTGATTCAGCGACAAAAGGAACCGAAACAGGGTTACCATTTAAATGTATTGTATAAGTTGTGATATTATCTAAATCAACAGATGAAAAATTAGTTTTATTATCTGTCTTAAATCTTAAACTTGTTGGAGCCCCAGGTAAAAATTGTACCACAACCTTTAAAGACTTATCATTATCTGTATCATCTTTAATAAATCTAGCGACAGGTTTAACTCTTTTAGTCTCAATTTCTGTAGTAACAAACATTCTACTAACAGCTGGTTTAACATCAAACTCTTCTTCATCAACCAAATATCCTTGTAATTTCATTTCGTAGGTTTGTACATAAAATCTTTTCCCTTCTAAATCATCTATTTGACTTTCATCACCTATACTTTCTAATAATATAGGGAAATAATGACCTTTTATGTTAACATAAGCTTGAGCTGAAGCAAAAGTTTGTAGAACTTTTTGATGTAATTTATTTAATTCTCTCATTCTAAAAGAAAAGAACCTAACAGTATAAGTTAAATCTACACCTACAGGATTAGGGATACCATATATATCAGCCCCTTTACGATTACCATCCCATACAGGTATTTGCATATAAGGGAAATTTTTTCTAACAGGTATTTTAAAGTCAGCTGGATTTGTACCTGTTTCAGGATTAGGTCTTCTTACTACAGAAACAAAAGGTATTTTTAAATTTTTATATTTGTCCGTGTTAGGCCAAAGTTTAGCAAATTCATTCCATCTTTGTAGGGTTAAAAAATGTACAGGAACCTTTTCACCCTTTAACTCAAAACCTAAATCATCATTAACAAAACCAACAAGACCAGCATCTAAATCAGCGAAATCTACTGACCTAGGTAAAAATTGTTTATTTTGTTCTAAAAATTGGTCAACCCATCTTTGTGGTCCAGCCTCTGGTTGAACAACTTTAATGTCTATATCTTTTTTTCTTTTCTTAGGTAAAGCCATAATTAATTTTATCCATTAAACTCGTCTTTATCCGCTGTAACACAAGTTATTTTCCTATAGTAAGGTCTATAACCAACCCTAGTTTTTTGGTTATCACTATTTATTTTACCGTCATTTGAAACGGTAAAGTATTTTATATTATCTTCTTTATCAGGGTAACCTATATAATCACCATAACTAATATCTACATCCAGTTCTTTTAGTTGGTCTTCAAAAACAGTGAAAACTAAATTACCATAATCTTCATATCTACCATACCCTTCAGAATACGATTTTGATTGGGACTCTTCCAAGGAAGGTCTAACTTTTAATTCAATTGGTGGATGAAACCTTATTTCTTCAGAATCAGATTCACCATAAACATCATCCGTTTGACTTTTAATTCTATCGACCCTAAAAAGTATCACAGTAAAGTTTATATCACCTTCTAAATATTCACGCGCCATTTCGTTTTCTAAACCGAAATCTAGACCATCATAAAATTTACCCATACGATTTATTGGTAATCTTTTTTTACTTGACATGAATATCTTTTCTAATAAATATTTAGTATTTACCTATTTAGTTTATTTTTTTAAAATTGTTTCTATATTTAATGGGTTATGTTGGATATTAGTAAGTTGAAAAACAGAAAAGCTCTAGTTAAACTTGAGGATTATAATGGTAATAATGAGTACTTAATTTCATTAAAAACTAGAATAGAAAAAGAAGGTTCTTTTTTTATATCACCTAGTGTTGCTGAATATATTGAATTAAATTTTGACAGAGAACCTTTAGAGATAAATAAGGTAATAGAAATAAATGAGTTTTTAGGTAAACAATTACAAACTAAATTTGAACTCAATCACATACCAGAGAAAGTTTTAGTTGAGTGGGTATTAGGTGAAACAGAAAAAAGTTACCATGTAAAGGGTAAAGTTTTTAAAAACCAAAAATATTCACCATTATTTTATGTCTCTAAATCACAGATATCAGAAAATTTATTAGATGTTGAAATGGACGTTGAAGTGGATTTTGATGAATATCAAAAGATGGATAAAAGGGGATGGCGAGTTTTCCCACACCAAGAGACGGGGGTTAAGTTTTTGTTAAGTAAAAATAATCGTATTCTAGGTGATGATATGGGTTTAGGTAAAACACTTATGTCAACAATCGCGTCTATTGAATCTGGTGCAAAAAAAATATTAGTTGTTTGTCCCGCTAATGCAAAAATAAATTGGTTTCGTGAAATTAACGCTTACATACCTGAAGAAGATATATCAATTATTAAGTCAGGACATTGGAACCCTAAAAAATATACAATAATAAATTATGACATCTTAAAAAACTTTCATACAATCACTGATGGTAGAAAAAACTATAAAGATTATGAAATACATAGACACTTAGTTGATGAAGGTTTTGATTTAGTTATCATGGATGAAGCCCACATGGTTAAAAATCCAAAAGCTAATAGAACTAAAATAATGAATCAAATCACTGAAAAAATTAAAAAACGTTGGTTACTTACAGGTACACCTATAGCAAATAGACCAATGGACTTTTTTAACTTATTAAACATTTGTGACTCACCCGTTACTTCAAGTTGGAAACAATTTGCTTTCAGATATTGTGATGGTAAAAAATTTAAAAAGAAATTAAAATCAGGTTCATATAGGGATATATGGATTACAGATGGTGCTTCTAATTTAGAAGAATTACATAACAGAACTAAAAATCTAATACTTAGAAGAAAAAAAGAAGACCACCTAGATTTACCACCTAAAATTGTTGCTCCTTACTATGTTGAGATAGATGATATGAATCAATACCATAGAGTTTTCGAAGAATATTTAGAATGGGCAAAATCAGAAGGAAAAAGATTAGGGACGGGTAGACATATGGTAGAACTGATAGTTCTTAGGAAATACCTAGCTTTAGAAAAAACAAAACAAAGTATAGAGTTAGCTGAACAAGCGATAGAAAATGGTCAGAAAGTTATTATATTTACCAACTTTACACATTCTTTTGACGCTTTAATGGACCACTTTGGTAGAATTGCTGTTGGTCACAATGGTAAAATGAATTCAACCAATAAACAAAACTCAATAGATAGATTTCAAGAAGACGATAATGTAAAAGTCTTTGTCGGTAACCTTATTTCAGCTGGTACGGCAATAACACTAACCAAAGCTGAAACGGTTATTATGAATGATTTAGATTTTGTACCATCAAACCACGCTCAAGCTGAAGACAGGGCTCATAGGATAGGTAGTACCTCAACAACCAATGTTTATTACCCTATAGCGGTAGGGACCATTGATGAGATGATTTACAAAATATTGGAAAAGAAAAGAAAGATTATTGATACTGTTATTGGTGATGAACATGTTTCTATGGATATAGAAACTGATTTATTTAAAGAAATGTTAAATGGATACTTTTAATAAAAAAATATTTTTCCAATCCTCTCTACCCAGAACAGGTTCAACTCTTTTACAAAATGTATTAGGACAAAACCCCAATTTTTATGTTACACCCACATCTGGTGTGTTAGAATTACTATACGCATCAAGAAGTAATTTTACGTTATCCCCCGAATTTAAAGCTCAAGACCAAAAAGAAATGGAAAAAGCATTTAAATCTTATTGTAAAAGTGGTTTGGAGGGTTTTTTTAATGGTATCACAAATAAACCTTATGTGATGGATAAATCTAGGGGATGGGGGATTCATTATAGTTTTCTTAATTCTTTTTATCCTAACCCTAAAATTATTTGTATGGTTAGAGATTTAAGGGGTGTTTATACATCAATGGAAAAAAATTTTAGAAAAAATCAACACTTAGATTCAGGAATTATAAACCATTCCAAAATGGAGGGTACAACCACTGAAAAAAGAATTGATAAATGGTCCAACACACAACCAGTTGGTTTAGCTATCGAAAGGGTGTATCAAATAATTAGAGAAGGTGTTGATAAAAAAATACATTTTGTTAAATTTGAAGATTTTTGCCAAAATCCTGAACAAGAAATGATTAAAATTTATAACTACCTTGGGTTACCTTATTATAAACATGATTTTATGAATGTCGAACAATTAACCCAAGAAGATGATTCTGTTTATGGTATTTATGGTGACCATAAAATAAAAAAAGAAATAAAACCAGTTAACCAAGATTGGGAACAAGTGTTGGGTACGAATTTGTGTAATAATATTTTAAATAAATACAGGTGGTATTATGATTATTTCAATTATTGACTAATTAAAAAAAAATAATATTATTTAAAATAAAAAAATATATGAAATTTATTAACACTTGGGTACTGCCTTTAATTATTTGTATGTTGGGTATTTTATCTATACTAATATTCATATACACGGACTCATTGATTGTCATGATTGTATCTTTAATACCAGCAACCATCATCGTAACAGGACCTTTATTTAAACATTGGAGTGATTACTTTAATAAATTATATGAGGAGGAGGATGATGAGTAAAGAAAGAGTTGTACACCCTGAACACTATAATAAAGGGGTTGAAATGTGGGATTACGCCCATTCCCACAATTTAGATTTTTTTGAGGGTAACATTGTTAAATACGTCACTAGATGGAAAACCAAAAACGGAATCGAAGATTTATATAAAGCAAAACAGTATTTGGATAAATTAATTGAACTGAATGTAAAGTCGTGATATTTATCTAAAAAGATAAAAAATGAACGTTATTTTAAATGAAGGATTATTAAACGAAGGTGGTTTACGTAATATAAAAGACTTATCTAAAAGATACGATAAAGCAAAAATATATTTTCACCAAGATTTAGATGGTGTTACGACAGCTTTAGCGATGAAAAATTATTTAGAAAACAACGGGATAAAAGTTGTTGATTCTGAAATAATTCAATACGGTGACAAAGAGTTCGCTATTAAAAAACCTTCAGCTAAAGGTGATATCATGCCGGTTTTAGTTGATTTCGCCCATGGAAAACCAATGTTTGTTATCCACACTGACCACCACGATAAACAAGTGGGTGCTGAAAAGGGGGCTTCAACATCATTTAGACCTTCCCGTTCTAACGTTGAGACTATTTCACAAGTAGTTTCTCCTTCAGATATTTTTCCTGATACTGATATTAAAATGATTTCTACTGTCGATTCGGCTGATTTTGTTAAAATGGGTATTAAACCTGAAGATGTAATGACTTACGTTTTTAAGTTAGATAAAGAAAAAGAACTTTCTAGAAATAAAAAAATTATGGCTCTAGTAACTAACAAGT